AAAAGAGATGAGTATTCATCAATAGTTACAATGACATTTGATGATTTTTTTAAAATTTTAAAATTAGCTTATGATAACAAGGTCAAGTAAAGAACAAATAGATGAATACAGAACAATGAATGCAGTAAATCAATCTATGCTTAAACTTCTAAGTGTATCAGGTCAAGCATTTTTAGAAGTTAAACAACCAGAAATGTTCTTTGAAGAAAAAGAACATTTTTTAATAGGTAGTGCTGTAGATGATTTTATTACTATGGGTGAAGAATATTGGGATAACAATTATCATGTTACTAATATTGTTAAACCAAGTGAAGTAATTATGTCTATTGTTCAACAAGTATTTCATAGTAGAACCTCAGATGATTGGTTTCAACAAGAATTATTATCAGCTATTGAAGCTCATAATTATCAATCTAATTGGAAACCTGAAACTAAAATTAAAAAAGTAAGTGAGGAAGGTGAAAGATATTGGTTAGAATTAATTAATAGTGAAAACAAAACAGTTATTGATGTAAATCAATATGCTAAAGTTCAATCTATTGTAAATCAATTACTTACTCATAATTACACAAAAGGATATTTTATAGGTGATAAGGATAGAGATATTTATTACCAAGTTCCTATTTATTTTACATTAGAAGATATTAATGTAAAAGCATTAATTGACATGATAATTGTTGATCATGAAACAGGAACTATATATCCTATTGATATTAAAACAATTGGTGATTATACTAAAAACTTTGATTATCAATGTTATAGAAGAAGATATGATATACAAGCATCTTTTTATACAGAAGCAGTAAATCATTGGAAAAATCAAAACTTTTTTAGTTATAAGGTTTCTAATTTTAGATTTATAGTTGCATCTACTACTAAACAATGTGAACCTATTACTTTTATTACTACTTCAGATTTTATAAGTGCAGGTAAATATGGTTCTTCTAAAATGAGAGCTTTTAGAATAGGTGAAGTACAATATAATAGTGAATATTATATGTATGGTTATAAAAAATTAATAGACATATACAAATGGCATTTAGAAAATGGTTTTGATAAAGATTATGATGTAAATGCTAATATGGGTGTGTTTTCAATTGGTTCAGATTATCAAAGATTTTAAAGATGGAGGGAATAAAAATTCGGTTCAATGAATTGATTATTAATAAAACTTCTAGGTTTGTAAAACCTTCATTAAGGTTATATGGAGAAGATTTTGTTAATAAAATTAGTTCTGTGTTTAAACTAGCTTATGGTTTAAAAGATGTAAACAACCCTAAAAATTATGATAATCATATTTTTATATTGGTTGATACATTAAAATGTAGACAACATTTTATAGATACTTTAACATGGGTAAAATTACAAGAATATTATCAAGATGATTATGCTGTAGATAGTTTAGTCAATGGAAGATTACACATGATTGTAATTAAATTACCTGATGTTATTGATTTATCTAAATTCTATAAGGGCAAGTATAGTGAAATGTATGTAAATGAAGAATTAATAGAAATGTTAGAGGATAATGATAAAGCAATAGTTAAAAAAGATTCAAAATATAAAAAAACATTTGTAAATAAAATTAATAAGTATTTTGAAACAACACTAAAAGAAACTGAATTAAATTCTGAAGCTGAATTAGAATTACCCCCAAATATAGATGAATCAGAAATATTTGTTAACTTTGGAGTGTAATTTTTATTACACTCTTTTTATTTAAAATTCTATGATAATTAGTATAGCAGGTAAAATAGGCAGCGGTAAAGATACTGTTGCTAATATTTTTCAATGTCTTTGGTTAGAAGAACATTTTTTAAATCAAGGTAAATACATTAATTTTTCAGCTAATAATTTTGATGATTTAATTTCATTATTTGAAAGAGAATATAGATTAATTGGCAGATATAATATTATCAGATTTGCTGATAAAATAAAATTAATGGTATCTTCTTTATTAAGTGTTCCTGTAATTAAATTAGAAGACAGAAATTTTAAAGAAACATCTTTAGGTGAAAAATGGAATAATTTAACTCCAAGAATCATTTTACAATTACTAGGTACTGAGTGTGGTAGAAATATTATTCATCCTGATATTTGGGTTAATTCTACTTTATCACATATAAAAAACAATGAAGATTATATAATTCCTGATTTAAGATTTAAAAATGAATATCAAGAATTAAAGAAATTAAAAAGTTATATGATTAAGGTTATAAAGTATGATGTTATTGATAATTATCATAACTCAGAAAATGATTTAAATGATATAACTGAATGGGATGCAATTATTATTAATTCTGGTTCAATGCAAGAGTTAATAGATCAAGTAAGAATTATTTATCAACAAGTAAAACCTAAGTAATATGTTTTTATTGTATAAAATTGAAAATGATTATTTCTTAGTAGATGGTAATAAACAAGAAACATCTTTATTTCCTTGGGAAAAAGATAGTTATGTATTACAAGTTTTAGCTACTACAAGGAGATATGATAATGTAACACTTCCTGAATTAAAAATTGAAAACATAGATAACTTAATTATAGGAGATGAAGAAAATAAAAAATGGAAAGTTGATGTTGATGAAAATTTAAAAATATATTTAAAAAACCAATATTTATGATTGAAAAACATCTTTCTGAAAGAATTAAATTTTTAAAATTTGCAGTTCTTAATTTTAATAATCCATCAAAATTTTCATTTGCTTTAAATGAATTATTGATAATTGAAGGATTGTTAAAACCTATTAAAAAACTTTTTATTGATCCTCCTAGTGGGTGGAGATATGGGTTTCCTAAAGAAATTAGTTCTGATATTAAAGATGTTAAAACTTGGTTAGTTGAAAATGGTTATCCCCAAGAAGAAATAGATAGTTATGGGGATAACTTTTATTGTAGATATTTTAATTATGAGGATGATGAAAACACCAATAGAAAAACTGATACATTATATTAAAGAAACATATAATATTGAAATTGATAATGATTTTGTTAGATCAATATTAGCAGAAGAAGAAAACACTTTTATTTATTTTCATGTTAAAGGTCAATCTTTTTCAGCAGGTCAGAATTTATTTAATATTAAAGAAGCAGAAAAAGCTTTTGATGAATTTTTTAAAGATAATCAAAGAATATGATAAGAGAATCTGTAAGAAAAGCATTAGATATAAAGCCATCAGGAAGGAGTAGTGATTTCATTACTCCTTCTTTTATTCATGGATGTTTGTATCAATGTGCATATTGTTATATGCGTAGAAATAAACCTGAAGGTTTATCAATAGCTACTAATGTAAGTGAAATATTAGAAGTTATTTTTAACCATGCTCAAAGTTTAGGAACTAAAGAAATTCCTAATCAAACTCATTCAAATTTATGGACTTATGATATTTCATGTAATGAAGATTTTGCATTACATTTAAAATATCATGAATGGAAAACTATTTTTGATTTTTTTAAACATTCTGATTTACCAATAATGGGTACATTTGCTACTAAACATGTAAATGATAAATTATTACATTATAATCCTGATAAAAAAATAAGAATTAGATTTTCATTAATGCCCCAAGAATTATCTAATATACTAGAACCTAATACATCTTTAATTTCAGAAAGAATAGATGCTATAAATGATTTTTATTATGCAGGATATGATGTTCATATTAATTTTAGTCCTATTATAATGAATCCAGGAGTTAAAAAATTATATGAAGATTTATTTAAAAAAATAGATTATTATGTAGATGATAAAATTAAAGAAAATGTTTTTGCTGAATGTATTATGCTTACACATAATGATAAAATGCATCTTTATAATTTAGAACATAATTCAAAAGCTGAAGAATTATTGTGGTGTCCTGATAGACAAGAATCTAAAATTTCTTCATTTGGTTCTAAAAATATAAGATATAAAGTAAATTTAAAAGAACAATACATAAAAGATTTTGTAAAATTACATGATGAAATAATCCCTTGGAATAAAATTAGATACATTTTTTAACTAATAAAACATAGAACAATGACATACAATATTATTAAAACAGACAACTATCTACTTGTTGTAGATGATTCAGAGATTAAAGAAGGGGATTACTACCTTTTTAATTGGTATGCTGAAAAAGATATACAAAAGTTTACTTATGTACAATATTCAGATAGGGAAAAAAATAAGTATCTTTATGAGCAAAGTTGCAAAAAAATCATTGCTCACCTACCACTAAAGAACTCACCAATACTTGAAGGTGTAGATTTATTGCCACCTATTGAAGATGATGGTTGTAAAGATTTATTTTACAGCAAACAGGTTATGAATCCTTATTCTAAAGAATCACAATCTTACACTGCGTATGAAAAAGGATTTATTGATGGTTACAACAAAGCCAAAGAGAAGTATAAGTACACAGAGGAAGATATCAGAAAGGCTATTGATATGGCGAGAATGAATTATGATGAAGAAGGATTTACAATAAATGCCTTTACAGAATATGAAATCATCAAATCTCTCCAACAACCAAAGATGCCTGTTGGGTTTGAGTTTGAAATAAATAATCCAATGTTTGCTTTAACAATAGAACCCAAAACAACAACCAACTCACAAAGTCAAACTGTTTGGGTAGGTAAATACATTTTTAATTAATAAAACATAAAACAATGACAGCAAAAGAAAAAGCAGAGAAGTTAGTTAATTCTTTTATTGGATTGAATAGCAAAAAAATGTCAGATTACTCAAGAATTGAATACCCAACTGCCAAACAATGTTCATTGATTACAGTAGATGAGTTGATAAATTATAGTAAAGTTCATGGATTCATTGGACTTACAGAATATTACAAAGAAGTTAAAAACGAAATAGAAAAATTATGACACAAAAAGAAAAAGCAGAAGAGTTAATAAATAAATTTATTCCTCATACCAAAGTGTTTCATGAAGTATTAGGGTGGGAAGAATATATTGATTCAGCCAAAGAATGTGCATTAATTGC